GTAACCACGAGGATTGCAGATAATACGTGTAGTGCCAATCATGTAGTCGTAATTATCATGAGTATGTCCATGTGTCCATGCTTTAATCTGTGGACGATCAAGAATAAACTCAGTCAAATCAGAAGAATACGCACCATTAACCATAGTGTCATCTTCGTATTCTGGCTTAGTAGAAAGCTTGCAAGGAGCATGATGTCCAACAACCACAAACTTTTCGTTTGGCAATCCTTTTACAGTACTATCAATAAACTCTAACATAGCTTTATGTTCTTCGACAGACTTTGTTGGAGTGAATGTACCAGTGCGAGTTTTAAATTCAACAGAAACCCGCTCTTCGTAAGGAAGTGCAAGCCATTCTTCATCAGTTGTTCCTACTGGCTTATCTTTTAAGATATGAGCTTTGTATGTTACTAATGTAGAAGTATCTTTGATGATCCTGTAGTCATTCATGTAACCCTTTATTGCGTACAAAGTGTGAGGATCTTCTTTGTTCATATCAGTCCAAAGAGTTCCAGCAATAAATGTAACATCATTAAACGTAACGTATTCTTTTTCAAGAACATGCAAATTAGTTAGATAGGCAAGCTTTTCTTTTAGTCGAGAATGTGTTAGCGCAAAGTCGCCGTGATAATGTTCATGATTACCAGAAATGTAAATAACATTCTTAAATTCATGAGCGCAGTTTTGAAAGAAGTCGTGAAAGATGTTACTCTTATTTGTCATGCCAAGAATAGCAGGATCAGCTCGATCATTCAACTCACTAGCAACACAAATGTCGCCTGACAAAATAAGCACATCAGCGCCTTCGGTATTTTTAAGTGTGATAGGCCCAAATTCTAAATGGACATCAGAGCATAAAGCAATTTTCATTTTATAGTTCCTCAAATAATACGTTGTTTACGTATTGATTTTTATCTTCTTCAGTAATTCCCATAGCAAGAATAGATCTATGCAAATGAGGGTTTAGTTTTTGGTTAGAACAATATTTGTTTAAAATTGGCTTAGTATCGCGTTCAGCTTTGATAGCATATTTTTCTAAGTTATCCAAATAGTAATTAAGTAAATCACTTGTTACTTCAATGAATTGTTCTAACTCTTCTTCAGTATTAATGTTACCAACTGCAATCATATTCTCTGAAAAAATCTCTTTGGCCCAAGGAGGTAATTCTCTTTGCTTATTCCATTCAAGATCTTTTACTTTTGATTCCATATATTTTGTATATGGATGATCGAAGCCATGTAAAGGAGAAAAATCCATGAAAGAACCTGTAATCTTTTTAGGACCTGCAACAATATCAAAACCAAGAATAGGTAGTTCAATACCTATCTTTGGAAAAATATTAATATGCATCAACCATAAACCTTTGCCATCACTTGGCGAAATGGTTTTAAGGTGCACTTTATCTATTACAGATGATTTCCAAAACGTATCATTCCAATCTTTGAAATGCAAATCTTCTGTATATTTTGGGTTATTGTATCGGCTAAACTTACTATCAAATTTGCTATCAATATACGTAGCATACCCGTCTAGTCTATTCCACAATGGATACATTAGAACATCCTCGACATTGGGCATTGTCCTCTTGATTTCAAATCTTTATAACTTCCCAAAAATTTATGACCGGCTTGCATATTACAAATTCGTTTATATTCTGCAGTAGAAACAATATGAGTTTTGATTTCTACTTTATCCTCAGTCATAGGAACTAAATACATCATAGGTTGTCCTGCTTTAAGCATATAAGTTTTTTCTCTTGACAAAAACATATTAATGTGTGTAGACTGTTGATATTTGTAATTAACAATGCCAGGCGGAATTAAAATATCGCCACCAAATTCATTTAACGAATAAAAAGCTTGGGTTTGATAAAAATTAATGCCTGAAGTTTCTCTAAGCATCCAAGGCGATAATACTTTAATATGAACTTTTGGAGAAAAAGCGCTATTCATTAAAAATTCTGGATGCTGTTCAACACCAAAATTATATTGATTAGAAGGATATTTCCAATTATAAGTTCCTTGTGCAGTTATCGCAATACTTAAATCAGCCCACATTGGAATAGTAAAACTGTTACCAATCAAATCAAAAAGACCATCACATCGTTTGAGTGTTGGAATTTTCAGTGTATGACCTTCGCCACTTACTTCTATTGTTGGCTTTAATTTCTTATACCAATCAGGAAGATTTTTTGAAGATTCTTCTATTGGATATGATGCAACAATATCGTTGTCCGTAAATGCATCAACTACTATCTTTTTCTTTTTCATCCAAAGCATTATCTTTTTTCCTCACTGACCAAGAATTGTTTGGTAGTTCTTCCCATACGAGAGTATCACCAACAGTCCAGCCTAATTCATTACAAAGTTCATCGGTAAGTTGCAAAATAAGATCCCCAGTAAGAGGATCTTCTACAACGTCAAGTATTGTGCTTTTGTTTTGCATGTTGTTTACGTTCTCGTCTTTGCTTTGCCCACTCATTAAGAATTTTAGTTTCACGAATTTGTTTTAATTCTTTTCGCTTTGCTCTTGCAGCTTCGCTTCGAGACAATCTATCAGCTTTTGCTGTATTTTTAATTAATTCTAGTTCTATGGTAGTATCTTCAAACTGCATAAGATTTCTCCTTATTTTATTGTCCCATATAAAGATTATATACTAGTGTGTGAAGTGTGTCAACAAAAATTATTCTTTAATTTCCAACGATAATTCATCAAATAATTTTGAAGCAAAATCAAAACAGATTTTTGCTTCATCAGCCATGTCATCATTAAGTAGCTTTCTAAATTCTTCAATTAGAACTTTAGTATCACCTTCAAATTCATACATCAAACCATTGCCTGGAATTTTCTTCTTAATCATTTGGCCACCATGCAATTCACCAAAATGGCGAACATACATGTGAGCTAAAAGAGATTGATTATCTTTTTTTTCTGCAAGCGCAGTAATATGAGCAGCGTATTCATCAACCGATGGTGGAAATTTACCGTCTGGTCCAAAACCGTAATTGCTTTCTAATTCACGAATGTCTTGGAAGATACGTGGTGCTCTCTTAATTGGACTTAAATTTGTTGGGATTTTTGTATGCTTTTCTAGAACTGCATAGTTCATATATTGGCATGTAAGAAACTTGTGGTAAAGTTTTGGATCGATTTTACCGCCCATTAGTTCTTTAGCAAAAGCTCTGCGTTCAGCAGATTGATGATGAGCCCACGTGAGCTCTTTCAGTTTATTAGACATTGTTTAGCCTCCTCATTGTGTATGAATATATTTATTCACAGATTAAAATCTCCGTGATTACCTTTGTGAGAAGGAGCAACCCAATCGGATGGCTTAATCAAATCTGGCAGACCAAATGGATTAGGACGTCCAGGTTTAACACCGGTAGATTTATTCATATTTGCTTTATGAACATTATCCCATGCTTGATTAGCATCAACATTAAACACATCAAGAGTACCAACAGCAAAAACTGAAAGATCAATAAGACCATCTACAATTTCTTCTGGATCGGTTTTAGATGCGTCACCCATGAAAGCAAACTTACCATCTTCGTTAATACCAAGATCAAGATCTGCAGCATTTGCAGTCTCAAGCAATTCTTCAAGACACATGTTCAAACGGAAAGTAAGATACTTTGCCATAAGTTCTTTGTTGCCTTTGTTAGCTTCAAACCATTCTTTAACACCAAATTTGCGGTGCATTGTGTTGATGTCGTTCGCCCAATTTTTGGCAGGTGACATATTGATTTTAGCAAGATCTGTAGCCCAATTTTCCATAATATATCCTTACTTTAAAATTTAAAACATGTAACTCATGATCTATAATAACACAAGCTACATGTGGTGTCAACACATTTATACGAAGAAATCATCGAGCGTTGAAATTTTTACTGCAGACCAACCAACAGCTTCTAGAATCGATTCTAACGGACTAAGAAACACTTTTTCGAATTGCGTTTCGTAGTCAATATACTTTTCAAGTTCAAACTCTTTTGGTAATACACCTGGAAACGCGATGATGTTTTCGCGAATAGGGTTTGGAGTTTTAAGATGAACGTACTTAACTTTATCACCGCTAACAACCGATCTGAATTTTTTATCCAAACGTTTTTGCTTAAGATAGTTGTTATACAAAATAGCACCACGAACGTGCATTGGACAACCCTTCTTGTAACCGTTTGTACGATCAATATACTTATCAATGTTATCAGTACCAGAGTTGCGGCCAATGTCTTCAGCAGTTAATTTAAAGAATTCTTGTCTGAAGTCTTCAATAAACTTTTGAACAGCCTGCTCGTCTTGATTCATAATAACTTTAAACGAGTCTTTAAGTTTATCACGACATACTTCTGGAGTAGAAGAGCGAACCGATTCGAGACCTGTTACAGAAATTTTTGGAGTATCGTAATGAACACCTTCTGAGTTGAGTGTATTCATGATGTAACGCTTTTTAGCAATGAATACTGTTTTATCAGTAATCTTTTCACGCTTCATCGACATCGCTTGACGATATGCACCCATCTTTTGGGCAAGCTCAACG